GTTGTTTACATACTTGAAACCAAGTAAATCTAAACCTTGTGTGTAAGCCTGTTCCCAATCCGCTCTAGAAACTTTATCTTTTTTGTAATCCTGAATTAGTTGAGAAGACATACGACCAAGAACTCGGTCATCCATCTCTTCTGCTAAGTTTCTATAAAAATCCTCTTCGGGTTGTTCCTCTTCAGGAACCTCCTCGTTACCTTCGACTTCTACGTCTACTTCTGCTGTCTCAACTTCTTCTTCAGGAAGTTCATTTTGTTTCTCAACTTCTGCCATTAGTAAAGTTTTGTTGGTTTCATGTTAATCATTTTCCCACCTCTAGCTTTGATAGTTTGTCCGCCTTTGCTTTTCAAATCTATGTCAAAGTAGTCAAAAGCACCTTTATAATCTCCAGCTAATGAATCTGTAGGTTTAATGTTAGGACCACGACCTAAATTGATGTTCTCTTTAACAACTTTTTTAGTCGCATCTTTAACTTTACCCATAAAAGTTTTTTTGATTGGTTTTGCTTTTTTAGTAATGTAATTAACTTTTGCTTTATCGCCGCCTTCTTCAGCTAGGTATGTTTTCATCTGATTTGCTTGTCCGAGCATTTTTGCTCCAGCAACACCAGCTAATCCTGCAACGATGGCTTTTTTAAGTTTTTTGCTTGCCATGATATATATCTCCTTTGTTATAACAGGATTATCTTATCATGCAAATATATTTACGACTAGTCCACCAGTCTGATATGCTTTGAAAGGTTTAGTGGCCATTTCAGGTGTGATTCTAATTGCAAAAGCATCTAAATATAGTCTGCTGTCACCCGCCTGCATCTCTATGATTTCTCCACCATATCTTGATCTATAGACCTCAGCTTCTTTCAAAGTTCTAAAAGCAGCTTCATGTTCTGTACCAGCCTTATCTGGATTTAGTCCATAATATTTTTTGTCGTTACTTACTTTCGTAACAATTTTAAAAGGTTTGTCAGGATTTGATTTTGCTACAGGAATTGTAGCTACTTGTGAGTTATATTGTTTTGCAAGTTTTTCCATGACTGCAGGTAGTGTTGCTTTCTTGTTTGGATCAGTGAATCCTTCTATTGCTACCTCTGAGTCGTTTGCATTTTTTCTTACAACTCCTTGTCTGCCACCATAACCTTTGAAACCAGCTTTACCAAATCTGTTTCCATAAAATTCTAAATCACCTAAATACTTGGTTCTTTTTGCATGATGTAAGTATTCAACAGGAGCTATAGCAACCCAATCAACACCTCTATCTACTGCATCTTTTATTTGATTTTTAAGTGCGTGAGCTCCCCAATTTTCTTTTCCATGTAAGGGAAGAAAAGGTATACCATCCCCAGCTTGTTGTTTTGTTATATTAGCTAGGTTCATAGAATTGTTTTTAAGTTCATCAAAGTCAGATGATAATTTTTTAAATCTTGCTAAGTCTGTTGGAGTTTTAGCTGTACCTCTTTTAGAAATATCTATCATCTCTTCAACTATCTTATCAAGCTTTCTGTTTGCAGAAAAAAATTCTATTTCATTTCCAAAAGCGTTTACAACTTTTTCTCTGGTAGGATTTACCTTTCTTAGTTTTTGATGATAGTCAGATTGTATTTCATCAATCAACATAACTTTCTGATTTTGATTTGTACCACCTTTTCTAATACTTCCTCTTGTATGATAGACTTGGTTAGGTATTGCTTTTGTAGCACCATACTCACTTGTGTAGTGTTTATTATAATCTGATCCTAATCTTTGTCCCATTGGTAATGGTTTAGGATAATATACAACGTTCTCAAAATATTCATCACCACCTTTGATTCTATATTCATTGTAGTTTCCATATTTAGGTAGATAGCCTTGTTGTTTTTGTAAACTAAACAATCTTGATAATTCTCTGTCTTTGTTTGTAGCTAAATTTGTAATTCTTGTAACTTCATTTGCATCAACAGTAATTCCTAGTCTTCGTGCTTTGTCAGCTAAATTTTTATATGCTGCTATATCATTTGCAAAAATATTAGAGAAGTCATCATAGTCCTCTCCATCAACACTTCTAAATTGTTTATACAATCTAGAATTTATTTTTAATAATGATTTTTGTGTTGCATTAATATCCTGTATTAATTCTCCAGCTTCATCACCACCTTTAGCTACGGCTTTATCTCTTAAGGTTTGTAAGCCAAGATTCATTTCTCTACTTACATCTTCAGCATCATCAACAAGTTTTACATTCGTTGTAAGTTTTCTTAGTTTTAAATTATTTACAGGAGCCTTTTCAACAATGTAAAGCAAATCCATTTTAGTCAAAGGAATTCCTTTTTCAGATGCAGTTTTTAAAAAACCTCCAACAACTTCTCCTTGTTTATTTAATTGTAATATATTGGAGTCCCATAATTCTTCTTTCTTAACAGCTTGGTTAATATTTTTAAAATCAGGATTACCTGTTTTAAAAGATCCAGGACCTGTTGATTTAAAATCTTTTATCCACTCTTCTGGTTTTCTTGCACCTGCAATAGGGTGTCTTGCAATGTAATCATATAAAGATGATCCTATTCTGTTTGTTTGTCCACCTCTAGATAGAGGTTTAAGATAAGCAAGTTTTTTTAATTCATTTGATCTTTTAATAGCTTCTTGTCTAATTTCCTCTTGCTGAGATATCTGAGGTCTCTTCATCAATTGACCTCTTTCAATTTTTGTTGGAGCTATTGTTAAAACTTCTTCTACTTCATCAACTGGTGCCGTGGTTCGTGATACGCTAAGCTTTGGTTTTCTCAAACCTGCAATTTTACTAATAGCTTTTCCAATAGGGTTTCTAAGAGCCACAGCTCCTATACCCACGGCTGCCATCCCAGCAAAACCTTTTAATGCAGACGGATCATATTTTTCAAAGGTGTTATCATTGTCTCCTGGAACTGAAGATGTCTTATCATCTTCGAATTTACCTGATTCGATTAGTTCTTTTAAACCTGACATTAGTAATATTTATACTCCTTTGGAACGTTATATCTTTCCTCCTCATAGTCACTTAGCATTTCTATGAAGTTTCCTTGTCGATATCTTAACACGGCTTGTGTGGTGCTATCTACATAGTCGTCATTGGCTCCGTGAGGAAAAGCAGCACATTCTTCAATAACTTCATCTGCAAACTTTTCTCCCTCTGGATAATAAATCTGACCCCCTTCAAAAACAGGAGCACAGGCGTTGACCCGTGAGTGTTTATCTTTACCTCGTGATGGAACGAATGGAATGACAGGAATCCCCATTCGTCTGAATTCTTGCATGAGTGGTTCCCCTGTAGCTTTAGCCTCAATAATCACGGTCTCAGGCTCCCAGTATTTATATTGATCCATAGCAATTGCTTTGAGTTCTGGAAAATCATATTTACCTTTGAGTGCATCAAGTAGAATCATTGCAGGTTTACCATCTTCTTCTGGAAAGAAAACTCCCCAAGTTGTAATAGCAGAATAGTCAGCAGTTTCTTTTGCACTGAATGCAGTATCGTATGATTGTATGACATGCTGCAGTTTTGGAATTCTTTCATGTTCCCATACTTGCCACCATTCTCTTTTGAGAATAGCTCCTTCTTCTGATGTAGGGTTCTGCATATACTGAGCAGACCAATTACGAATAGGAAGAGATGCTTTTACTTTTTCTAATTCTTCTAGTTCCCAATACTCAGGCCATACTGGGTTCCCTGAGTCGAGAATCGCAGGGAATGATATTACATTCCACTTGTCAGCTTTGGGTTCTTTTTGAGCCTTGATTAATCTACCTGTAAGGTCGTCCTCTGCCCATCTTGTCATAACCACGACTATCGAGCCACCAGGTTGTAAACGTTGTCTTGGTCCTGATACATACCAATCGTAAGCACGTTCCATTGCAGACTCAGACATCGCATCTTGTTCAGTATGTGGATCGTCGATAATAAGTAAGTCCGCCCCTCGTCCTGTGATAGAACCGCCTACCCCCGCTGCAAAATATTCGCCACCATGATTGGTCTCCCAACGTCCTTTAGCCTTACTATCTTCTCTTAGTTTAACATCTCCAAATATGTTTTTATACTCCTTCTGTTCCATTAGGTTACGAACCTTAGAACCGAACCTTGATGATAGTTCTGCGTTGTGTGATACCTGCATAATTTTTAGATTTGGAAACTTCCCTATCATCCAAGCAGGAAACAAATAAGATGCAAATTCTGATTTAGTATGCCTAGGAGGCATATTTATTATGAGCCTTCCTTTTTTCTGTGTAGAAATTTTTGTAAACTCAGATGCTATATGTTGATGGTGTCCCCATCTTTTTGGTTCAGGATCCAATCTACAAATGAAATCAGGCCAAACTTCTTTTACAAAATATATAAAATTATCTTGGCACAACTTTATGTGTTCAATCCATTTAGCTTCAACTGCTAATCTAAGTTGTTCATTCGTTAGTAATTCTTTTTGCACCATCTAAATTTTGTTTCGCTGTGAACCTTTTCTTGCCATTCTCTATTTGGTCTTGTAGTCCAGCCCTTTCCCTTTTTAAAAGGTTTTGTGACAGCTTCTTTTTCAAAACCACAAGCCTTAAGACTTATACCTGACTCTTTTTCAAGGGTATAAGTTATAATTTTATTTCCTCCCATCTGTTGCCAAATGTTCCAAGCTTTTGAATATAAAAAACTATTAACATTTTTTGTTCCATCTGAACAGGTTCTAAGCACCTCTGCAGTATATCTATTATCTAGTTTTCTCGCTACTGGTCTACCCAAAACTAGGATCCCTACTAATTTATTATCTTTCATGGCTCCAAGACAAAATTTACAACCCCGTACTTTCTTACTATGGCGATGTAACTTAATAATAAAATCATTAGCTTCAGCCATTGATATTGGTATACATTTCATTTTCATCTTGGTACCCCTTTTAACCCATAATAAAAATATAGTCACTACATCTATGCGATCGAGTTTTTAGCACGGCTCTTGCTATAATCAGTTTTTGTGTGCGTGGCGTCTAAATCTTGTGTATTTGTTTGAGTTTGGAACTAGATTTGGTACCTCTATTCAGGTGGCGTAGATGGTGATGCAGGTGGAGAAGGTGAAGTACCTGTAACCCCGAAGGGTTACAGGTGTAGAACTTTACTGATTAAAGTCTTGATTAGGATTGTTTTGAATAACCTCTAGTATTGGTTTTAAGTTATTCACTAACTTTTGTTTTAACTCATTCACGATAGGGTCATTAGGGTACTGAATAATAATTTCCTCAACAGCACTTTCTAATTGTTTATACATGAATTGATAGTTAAGAGTTGTTGAACTTGAATTGGTACTTGCTTGTTCAACCTCATTTGAGTTTGCTTTGTTCTCAACTATTTGATTAACCATTTTGATTAAGTTGCTCATTAGTTTATTCCTTTCTCTTGAACTTTTATTTTAATCTCTTTTGTATCCATATCAACTAAAAATTCCTCATATAGTTTAGGGTGTTTTTCTTTGAACTTCGATACATCAAATCTTTTCATTGTTCTTTTGATAAGTTGAGCAAAGCCCTCAATGTTATCAACTTTATTTATAATGATTAGATTTGTTTTAAGAGTTTCAAACAACTCAACATGACTAGGTTTGATTAAGTCATTCGCTTTCTTTTGTTGTTTAACTTGTTCAACAGAATAGTGATAATTCACTAATGCTTGTTGCTCTTGCTTGTTAGCTTTCTTAATAAGTCTACTGACTTTTTTTAGATTGCTCATAACATTTTTCCTTTCATAAGTTAATTGTTATCCCATTATAATAAGATTAAAAAAATAGAAATCAACATTTATTTTAATTATTTTATTTTTTTTATTTCTTTTGTTTTGTCCAATTTGTCCGAACTTTTTGGAAGAAATACTGGTGTCTGGTGCTGGGCAGCTACTGTTCATGTTCAAGAGCTGACGCAGGGCGTGGGCGTGGGTGTGGGCGTGGGACAATGCCCACGCCAAAGCAACTTAACAGATTTTAAATCCTCGTGAATCTTCGCAGAACTTTATAAACTCCTCGACATTTTCCATTGTGAATGGGTAAGAGCTTCCGTAAGAGTATTTAGATTGTATCCAATCCCAAGTATCGTGGTCGTCCTTTGGATAGTCAGCAGGTGCAAGATTAGTCTTTCCTGTTTCTTTTTCTACCTTGTCAGCTAACAGCTTGTGGCATCTATCAACAAACTTATTATTATGTTCGGCTTCTTCCATTTCAATTTCGACGGCTTTTATGACCTGTGAAACTTTGCCATTTTTAATAAGTGCTTTAAGCTGTAAGGCAATTTGTTTAGCTTGTTCTTCGCTTACCTCGTGTCCGTCGTTGTGTTGCCAACTCTTTTTATCTTTTTCTTCGACGCACCCTGTTTCTTCACACACAAAATCAGCAAGACGACGCCACCACCAATTATTATTTCGGAAGTATTCGCCATTTGCGTTTTTGTGATTTCCTAATGAGTATAAATCAAAACCCATATTTTTCTCCTTTGTTAGTTTCTTCTTTCTTATCAAATCCCATCAGATAATCAAGAACTTTTTTTTGGCAGGGCAAACCTGAAGAACTCCCGGTTACGCCTGGCCAGCTGCTAACCATTAGCTTCGTATTATTATTACCCTTCGTTTGCAGTCGTGGGCGTGGGAAACCCGTGCCTCTGACCAGCTGCCAGATCCCAGCTGGGTCAGCTCCTGAGCATGTCCAGCCATGTGGTGGTTCTGAGACGGCGGGTGTGGGCGTGGGGCTAGAAGAGATGTGGAATTCCAGTGCAGCCACGGACCAGCGCTGCCAGCAGGAAGATGTAGATCCATCCTGCTGTTCTCGGAGCGAAAGCTAACGGGATTAGCAGTAATGCTATCCATAGCAATGTGTTACCATCATCGTCCCCATGTGATGCCCTCCTCGTCAGTTTTGAACTTAACGATATCTCGCAACTTAAGCTTCGTTAAGATCTGTGGTACGTTATCTAAGGTCCCTTCTCCCTTGAGTCTAGAGCCCTTCGTGATCCGCACCCACATCTTTTCGCTACGACCTCTTTGCTTAAACCATACGTATACGTAGTCACGCATGTTCACTTGCCGTTCGAGCTGCTTTATTTTGAAGTATGTGTCCTTACCATGATGAGGACAACTATAGACAACGTTGTCCTTATCTTCTTGTACATTTGCTACCATGTTATCACTCCTGTCCAAACCAAGAGTCCGAAGACAATTGTGCATACAGTGAGCTCTGGAATTATTGTGTTCATTTTTTTCTCCTATGTTAGTTACGCGGTAGTCAGGTACCGATCAGTTCATTCTTCTATCACCTGCCTTCAGACACCCAACGTGCACATCGGATGCCAACGGATCTACCGTACTAGTATAGATAAGACATCATGGGATAAATGTCAACTGTTAAAATTGAAATGTTTCATCTTTCTCCAGCAGCATCAGGTTGCTGCCTGGCGTCTGGTGCTGGCCATGTTTAGTTCAAGCCCAACCTTGTTGTTCGTCGGGCGTCGTGGGGGCGTGGGTCGAGAAAGGAAAATGAAAATAAACCATACCCACACCCTTGCGTACCATACCACGCTTCTCTGCTGCTGGCCAGATCCTGGCGAGCCCAGCTCCTGAAGATAAGTTCAGTGAACACTATCGTGGGCGTGGGAGCGTGGGCGTGGGGGGCAGCTTCACGGCAGCGTAACCTTCGGTTCTGGCGGTCCCAGCCAGAGTAGTTGTAGCTTTAGCTACAACGACGTGGGGGTGGGAGGACGGGCGTGGGCATCAGGATCCCGGTGAAGGATGGCCAGCTGCTAACGTGATCAATGTTTTAAGGTTCGTGTGGCGGGAGATGGGGGTCGGGGTTCGGGATTCCAGGCTCACGGCCAGAAGTTCTGAGGGCTCTTGCAAGAGGGGCCTATTCAAGATATACGCTTTACCACCTGCTTTCAAGTATTTAATATGCCAATTGATTTGATACTTTGACAGACCACAATTCTTGCTGGTGTTCGCTTTAAGCTCAAGCCAAAATACTTGCCTGTTTACTACACAATGTACGTCAGGAATTCCATTAATTGTACTAGATTCTATGCGAGTAAAATGCCAATCTTTATTTAAATTTTTTATGTTGTTCCACAGCTTTGATTCTTTGTTTTGAGCCATAATTTAATCGGTCAAGAATTACACATACAGCCCATTAAATAACCACTTCCATCTTTCATCATGTGTAAATTGTGAGGTGTATCTAAATACTCTGTTAAGGTTAATCTAATGATTTCACATAGGTCAAAGCAATCTACTTCAGCAATAATACGAAGTTGAGATAGCATATCCTTAGTAACTTCTACTAAGCTATACGTTCCTTCGTTCAGGATTATAAGTTCCATTACAGCTTAACAATTTTTGTAATTACTGAGTTTGGTATAATAGTTGTACCACCGATTGTTTCAATATGACCTTCATCACCATCTCTTCCGTCCTTCAATCCATAATCTGCAAAGATTCTCGTAACACCTTTTTCACGGGAAACCATCCAGCCTCTAGATATCATTCTACCAAGTTGTGACTTCTTTAGCTGCTCAAAAGTTTGCCAACCCGTCTCGCCTACAATATCCAACCAATGAATTTCGACAAACGGATAGTGTTCTATCTTCTCTTTTGGAAATTTAATATTGACGTCTATGTGTTTTGTTTTTCTTAATCTTCTGCTTTTCATTCTTAGTTCCCCTAGTTGTTATACTTACTGCACCCACTGATACAGTCATAGTACTATTATGTACTTCGTTAAAAACTGTCAAGAAGTTCTTCCAATCTTTAGTTTTCAGTAACTTCTTTTGGCGTAACGTCAATAATATTTTTGGCTTCGCCGATCTTTGATTCAAGCTCCTCAAGTCTCTTCTCCAATTGTTCTCTGTTCATACCTTCTAAACCAATATGGCTTATTTCTTTTCTGTCAACAAAATGACCAGCCATTTGATCTCTTCTAAACTGAGCGTTTATAGCTGCTGTCATTTGGCCTTTCTTTTCAGAAACATCTCGCATTCTTGCGTAGTGCTTATACGATAAAAGTTTATCTTTTTCTTCTTTCTCTAATTCTCTAGCCATTTGTTTTTCAAAGTATCTTACAATATGGGGATTCTTATCAGGATTTAGTAACCTACTAGCTTGATCAGTAGGTCCATATTTATTAGTTGAGGTAAAACCTGCTTGCTTAGCTGCCTCAACCTTTGTGATTTCGCCATAATTAGCCACATAAATGTCTACAAACTTACGTTGTCTAGGCGTAAGTTCTGATATAGTCTTCAATTGATTAGCTTTCTTTGGCACCCAATTACTATATACCCTCCCCTTAGAAAAATAAATAGCAATAAGAAAATTTGCATGGTTTGCTCGTAAGGAGTGTAAAACTCCTAGAAAAAACTAGGAGTAAAACTGGTTCTAGGAGTAAATCTAGGAGTAAATAAGTGTTGGTATATAAGGATAATAGCTTAAAACTCCTAGACTCCTAGAAAAAAAGGCTTATTTTCCAAAAAAGTTTTTTTAAAAAATTATTTCTAAGCAGTGGGTATATGCTGGTTCTAGGAGCGTGTACCTTAGAACCATTATAAACTACACATTTTCCTTGCCTCCTGCGACCAGTTTGATAATGTCTAAGAGTGAACATAAATTCATTAAAAAGCTCTCTTGAATCAACTAAGGAGGAAAAAATGACTTGACTACACAATCTATATCAACTAATGGGAAGTCTTGATTATGTTTCATAATCATTTCTTTCTAAGTTAGTTGGAGAAGGGCCAGACCGGGAGACTGAGCTGGCCCTTTTTTATTTATTACCTCATGAGTATTACCCCCTAATAGACTAATACCCGCAGCTTTTAGTAATTAAATAGCAGTAACTAAATTAGATATAAAAACAGTGGTGCAAAGATCCACAGCTCTTCTTAAATGTTCTAAATGTTTTCGGTGATATTTTTTAGATTCTTCTTCTCTACAATTACGATACTTAATAAATTGTTCTGAGTATTTTTTCCATGCAAAGTTTCTAGGGGAGAATTGAATCAATCCTTCCATGATAGCTTTCTTATATCTTTCTTTCACATGTTCGGGTTCAAAACCAGCATAATAACAAACAGTATGAAAATCAGTAACATTCGACATAATCCATGCATGAGCCTCGCATTTATATATCGAAGGTTTTCTCTCTTGGCTTTTCTGTCCTGCATCTTCGATTGCATTGCACAGTACTCCTCTCCAGAGCTTCTCTTCAGGCTCTACGTCAGTAGATAACAGCTGAGCTGCGAAGCTAGTGCCCATAAGTCTTAACAAGGAAAGAGAGTAAGTCACGATAGTAAATAGTCCCTTCTATATCTCTTCTGCTTTTTTTAGATCGTTCATAGTCAAGGAATACACTATTGATTACTCCGTGTATATCCTCACCACTATGCTTCTCTTGTTCAGGAACTTTGTGAAATATATCTCTCGCCATTTCTCTATTATAGTTATTTTTCGGCATCTTTTCCACCTTTGACGAGCCTAAATTTGTAAAGCTTAGCCTTCTTTTGTATCTTTTTTTCTTTTCTAAATTGCCACACAGCAGAAATATCGGCCATGAACTGAGGGTCAAACACATCTCTGTAACCTAACTTATCTCCCATGTATAAACGAAACATACTATTGCTTACTGTTTTATACTCTTTGTGAGTTAGTTTCTCGGCTAGGATATTTAAACTTTGTATGAGAGGATTAGTGAACTGTTCTTTTTTTGCCACGAATGAACTCCTCAAGTATTTTAATTAAACTTAAAACGTAATCAGTTTCAATTACGTCTGGTTCGTGTTTCGTGGTTGTTTTTCCATGTTCAAAGTGACCTGCACCCTTACACTGTTTGCACGTTTGTGTCTCTGAATAAGGGATAATTCTTACGTACCCATTACCATTACAATTCTTACAAATTTTATAAGGATCACCTAATTTTTTATTCATTTTCTTTTTATACTTATTTTTTTTCACGAGTAAAGGGTTTTGTTCTAGGGTTTCTATCTTTAGGCCATCGACACATAAACTTTTGCACCACTACCGACTTATGATCTTTCTCGTCACCAGTTACAATTAGTATATCATGGCCATTTTCATGAGGATGAACGTGATAAGTTATAAAGTTATTAACAGGAATTTCTCTAGTATTAGTTTTTAAATCATCTAAATACTTATCGAAATCAATGCAATCTTTATCAGACATCATTAAATTTTTTCTCCTCTGTGTAATCTTCTGTATGGCCATACTCTTGTCCATCTCTTAGGATCCGCAGCATCTCCTCACAGCTTAGATTGACATTCTTTTTTAATTTATCCAACTCTCGTTGTGTTTCATTGAGTTTTGTCTGTATCCTCCTATTGATTAATTTAAGCCTCCTATTTTCTTCTTCTAATCCAGGAAAAGGATCTAAACCATTGAAAGCTTTTGCTAAATCGCCCATTGGATCCATGGTATCTAAAACTTCTTTTACTAAAGATTTATCACTCATTTAACCCTCCGTTGAATTGTGTATTGCAACTTCATATGAATTAAGAATTTTTCTATGTTCTTGTATAGCATCATACTTATCTACATATCCTTCAGCTTCTAACATTTTTGCCATAGAAGCTCTAAGACTATCTTCACATTTATTTGCAATAGATTTACTTAATGAATGAAACAATTCAGTTTTTTCTTTTGTTTCGGTTAAAGATCTTACTCCATTTGCATCCATACCTAATTCTAAATCCATTTCTCGCAAATTTTCTAATACTTGGTTCATAGATATTTTACCAAAACCAGGTGTACGATATAGTTCAGAGTGTGTTTTCTGCACTAGATCTCCTACTGTTTTTATTCCCATATTTACAAGTGTGCTAAAAGTTCTTCCGCCTACTGTTAAATCTGAAATAGGTCTTTTTAAATGTAAGTTCATTTTTTTCCTTTCCCGTTAGTTTTTAATATTTGTTTTTTATATGCATCAACAGACATATTTTTTTTCTTTGCCTGGTATCCAACATATTCATTTACAAGTTTAGATATCATTGATGCAGGTGATCTAAATTTTTCTGTGCATAGACCTTGCAACAATTGATAGTCTGGCTTTCTTACTGCTACAGATTTAAATTTATTTATATCCATGTTTCTTCAACTCCTTTTTCAATTGCGTTTTAGTTTTAATACTTACCTTTGGTAAAAAGATATGAGCCCTTTCAAAGTATGGATTGTTATCACTAAAATCCCAACCTTTTCTTTTACTCAATCTATTTATAGCTGCGTATTGTTTATCTTTCCAATTCATTTTTAAGAAAGCCATATCAAGGCTCCTAAAAATAATGTTAGTTTAGGAAACAAAATTGTAAAAATAATAACAGCACCAAAAAATCTTAGCCACGCCATTATCTATTCTCCAATTCATTCTTAGCTAACTGAGAACACAAATCTGTTGGTAAAGGTTTGACATACTCATCTTTAATTTTGATGTGTACATTTTTAAGTTTACCTGCAATTTCATCAAAGCTTGTGCCTTCTGATAATGCAATATCTATTTTCTCAACTAGACCCTTAAACATTTTTGATTTACTTTTTAAGTTCATTGTTTTTTCTCCTGTCCCATCAATATAGGAAATCGTCCCATCAGTGTCAAGGGGTATTTTATGATAGTATGCAGCTATGAAAGAATTCTTTATGATAGGTATGTTATGCCTTTTAAACCCACTTACAGGCCAAGAACAATGCGCTTATATACATGAGAACCCAATAAATTTTTATGAAGAAGATAAGTGTAAAGCTGAAGCTGTCAAAAAAGTCAATGAAATAGCCACTAATATGACCTCCAAGGGGTTTTTTATAACAAAAATTTATATGAACTGCGTTGTTGACAAAAACAAACTAAATACTTGATTTTACACCAAATAGTTGATAAGATTATCTTATGAAGCAATATCGCTTTCAATGTTATGTAGCTGGGCTATATATTACTAGTGTCGTAAACGCTGCAAACGATGAAGAAGCGTTAAATGGCTTCGTACGGAACCTGAATGATAAACAGTATTCCGTTGAACCTGATGGTTTCGGTCGTGGTACGCGTCGATTCCATTTAACTTATGAGGAGCTAGGATATGGCACTGCAGGAGTTAATATCAAAGAAGCTTCAGCTGGAGTCTCAGTGGGCACAGCAAGCGTTACAGCAGGGTAGGGTTACACCTGACATGAAGTGGCTTGATATTGAAATCAAAGGTCTTAGAGTTAAGATCAACGAACAAAGCGTAGAAGATGCAAAAGCTTTGTTACAAAAAACTGGTTAATTACTAGTTTTTATATTTTTTCAAAAATCATTGATTTGGTTAAGGGTCGTATGCCCTCTTTTAAAAGCATACATGGTGCGCAATAGTAAATTTTATTTTCTACTATAACCGCTGGGGATTTACACTTTTCACATTTTCTGTGAAGATGTGTGTGACTTTTTCTGTAATTTTTTTCATCTTCCCTTGCCATAACTTCTCCATAAGTTTACTCATATCTGGATGTTCATCCCAGGTAAGATTATTTAAATTTTTAAAGAAAACTTCTTCGTCCTTATTTCTTGCTTGATAAAACAAGCTGCCTTTGACACCTGCCTCACTTAACAATGCAAATCTAGCGCTGCCATCTATAATTTTGTTTTTATAATCGATCACCATAGGACATAACAAACCATTATCTGTAAGATCTGCTTTTAACAAATTAGTATTGAGAGGTGTTTTTGTTTTTATTTCGTCAAATCTTTTTAGTATTAGTCTTTCTTTGAAGACCATGTAGTAAGGCCATGCTACTGTGCCGGTACCCGCAACTTCATTTTTATGAAGCTTGTCCAAAGTCATCTCCTAAAGCTACGTCTACTTTACTCGGTACTTTAAATTCCATACAAGTTTCCATTGTTTCCTTGATGTTCTTTATATCATTTTCTGATGCAATATCAAAACATAATTCGTCGTGTATTTGTACTTTAGGTAAGTATCCTGCCTCATAACAACTTACAATTGCTTGTTTTGTCTGATCAGCAGCTGTTCCTTGTATTAATCTATTCAATGCTTTGTAGGTAAATGCTCGTTTTATGTTCTGTCTGCCATACTTTGAACATGCATTTTCAAAGGTTTCAGGTGTATGTATACCAAAATCTTTAGGTTCCCACATATCAAATCGACACTTTCTGCCTTTTTTTGTACGAATCACACCTTCATCATTTGCTTTTTTCATACATCTATCAGATAATAATTTAACAAATGGAACTTTACGATTATACTTGGATATTAGTGCCGATGCTTCTTCTGTGGACAATCCGAGTGACATACCTAGTTTATTTTTACCCATTCCGTACATCAATCCTAAGCCTATTGTCTTGGCTTGTTTTCGCTCTATTCCTGCTAGATCTGCTACTGTTTGGTGAAAGTCGGTTTCTGAATTAGCGTAAGCCTCTACAAGTTCATTGGATCCTTCGTATCCATCACCAATAGAGGCTGCATAGTGGACTACCATTCTTGGTTCTTGTTGGCTATAGTCAAAGCTTCCCCATCTACATCCTTCTTCAGGTAAGAAGAGTCCTCTGATTTTTGGTCCAAAATCTTTGTTACGTGCTGGTAACTGTTGAAGATTAGGATTAGCCATAGACAAACGGCCGCTGACAGTCCCACCACTGTCACTACGTAACTGATTGATCTCGCCATGTATTCTCCCATTGTGTTCGTATTTTAAAATTGAGTCCAGGAATGTACCATGAAACTTGTTGATCTCTCTAGCCTGTGCTATAAATTTTGATATTTCGTGTTTCGAATTAGCTAACCAATTAGATGTAAAAGATGGCTCATGAGTTTTTTCAGTACGTGGATAATCTATCCCTAATCTGTCGTAGGCTTCGCCTATTTGTCGTGCTGCCCATATGTCTACTTCTCGTCCTGCTAGCTGTTTTATTTTTGAAAGATATTCTTTTTCCTGAGCCTGGAACTCTTTTTTTAGTTGATGAGCCTTATCTACATCAACCCTTACACCTTTCTCCCTCATCTTGATTAGTATAGGCAGTAATTTATTTTCTAAATTCCAAACTGTTTCTAGGTTTTGATTATGTAATTCTGGTTTAAATCTTTGCCACAATAGGTACGTGAGACGTGCATCTTGTTCTGCGTAAAAGCCTACATGCTCTGCAGGTAACCTCCACATCTCTGCCTTTGGATCTATGCCATGATCCTTTGCAGCTTCTTTCAAATCATTCTCGGACTTCAGCTCACCAAGATAGTCTTTTGCTAATGCATTTAAGCTGTACGACCATCTGTTTTCATCAATGACTCCTGCTGCAATCATTGTATCTACTATCTCACCATTAACTTCAATACCCATTTTTCTTAGCCAACCAACATCGTATTGTGCATTATGAAATATCTTTCTAGCAGGTAACTTACACACATCATTCATGTAATTTAAAACTTGCTCAGGTATCATGTTACCACCACCTTCATGCTTGAATGGATAATATCCTTGCCAACCTTCAACAGCTACAGCAAAGCCAATAACATAACCATTACCAGTTGCCCAACCTGCACCGAGTTTATTGTTGATACCTTCATCTCGTGTTTCTAAATCAATTGCTATCTCATCGTAACCACTTAAATCTTTGTACTCAGATGGACAAGACCAAATATGTTTTTTAAAATTAAATGTAAATTGTAAACCTGTCATTATAAATGTTTCTGTTTTATTATCTTATTTATTTTATCTTTGTTACTAAATGCATATAAACAAGATTTATAGTTATGTCCAAATATTTCAAAGTATGGACCTTCTACACCATTACACCCTTCTCGTGATGGATAGATTTCTAAAGTAAATTTATTTTTTTCTACCGTTATTTCTTTTTTGATGGTTCCCGTCATTTAAGTCCTTCATTTTTTTTATCTCTAGCTCACAATAATGTTTTATCTTCTCTAAATCTTCTATTCCATTTTTATACTTATATCTGCAAACATATTTAATTACGTTTCCTTGAAAGAATGAAAGATTATTTTTTGAAATAAATTCATAAGGTTGAATGTGGAAGTCTTTATAATGGTTCCCACCTACCTGTCTATCTTGTGGAAAGCTGTCATTAAACATATCAGTGTCTGTCATATCTTAAACCTTTGTAATACATTTAATTTTTCTTCAGCTTGCGCAATTTTATCAACAAGTTTATCAACCTCTTCTATATGTTGAGGATGTTCTCCAATCCCGACTGATTTACTCAAATATATTGTTATTGTTGCTTCAGCTTCAGATATCTGTGCGTTATATTTATCTTCTAATGCTTTTATAAATAAATTTCTAAACTCCACACATACCTTCACATTCTTGATTAAATAGATTTATTTCTTTATCATCATTCTTGAATTTAACTTCATCAAGTGGGACACAAGATCTATGAACAAAGTTTTTAACTTTAGGGTTATGCATACGCATCTTTTTATCAAATTCTACAGCAGATGCAAACTCTTTTGGTCTGTTATCTCTCATCTCTATCCAAAACTTATCATCATGAAATGGGCAGCCTATACATGCAGATTTAACAGGAATCTTAAAACCTTTACCTTCATACCATTTTAAACAATCATCTCTAGACATTTTCTTATCAATTAGAGGCCAAACATTTTTCTGCCACCAAAACCTTGACGGTTTCATACGCATGACTTCATCAGTAGATATACCTACCCAAACCTCTATATGTTCAGTCTTTGGAAATCTTTGTCTTGGTTTTAATCCGCATAACTCTCTTATCTTTTTTGCAATTGGAGTAATCTTATATTCTCTTGTGCATTGTCTTCGACCCATACCTTTTTTACCTTGTTCGTTCAGAGTATAGAAAGGTGCAGAAGCAAATTGATTACCACCTGGTGCGAGAGCCGTGAGTATGTCATCTTGAATGTTGCCTTTTTTAACAATGTGCACAGGATAACTTAGAATGGTTCTAAGGTAATTTAAATGATCTAATACAGGTTTTGGCTCCCAACCTGTATCAGCAAATATAGCTGCATCAGGCTTTACACCAAACTCTCCAGCATCTGCCATCAAGGCCATTGTTGAGCTTTGTACACCAGCTCCTAATGATAGTATTCTTAATTTTGGTTCAGTGTTTTCCATATTGCCCTTCCTATTTCTTCTGCAATCTTTGGGACGATAGCATTGCCCAATCCCCTAAGTCTGTGTGCCCTGCCGGGTATCCCATGAGCCACTCTACCCACATTGGGTTCAATGAGCCAGTCTGTTTCCCACAGTGTCCTGCTATCACTTCTTCTAGATTTGATTTGTTTCTGTTCGCTAGCTTCTCCCGGTTGTTCTCTGTAATATTCGGAAATACTTTGTTCGCTCTCGGTGTTGGCCACATGAGATTCGGATGAGCTACTTGATCGTTTAAACTTATTGGCATCTTCTTTTCTAATTTCATCTTCATTCTTTTCTCTGATGCTGGCCCCCTGTCGCAATGTGCGTCTGGAGTTCTCCATAATCTCATTGTCTCTGGATCTACTTGTTCTCTCAGGTTCGAGGGTCGTGTTCTTCCCTTCCTCTGCCCTGTCATTAATTTTATTGTTCCTTCTTTCGATCTTGGTGGTAAGTGATCCATTGTGTTTGGAGTAGCCCACAATCCAGACTCGTTCTCTTTTGTGCGGGGCGCCGACGCCTGCAGCTGGAATAATAAACGTTTGGATTTCGAAGCCTTCACTTTCCAAGTCAGAGCACACTGTTTCGAAGACCATGCCGTCTTGGATGTTAATAATTCCTCTGACATTTTCTGCAATAACGAAGGTGGGTTTGACTTCTTTAATGACTCTAAACATATCTGGCCAGAGATATCTATTGTCGTCAGTCCCTTTTTGTTTGCCTGCAACACTGTACGGTTGGCAAGGAAAACCTCCTGTGAGGATATCAATTGGCTCTTTGATATCTTTCGCTTCCAATTTTTTAATATCATTATGTATTGTAACTCCTTTCCAATGTTTTTGCAGCAACAATCTACAATATGGATCTACTTCACAAAAGCCTACTGTCTTAAAACCCACTCGTTCTAAGCCTAAACTAAATCCACCAATACCACTAAATAAATCTAAATGGTTCATTTGTTCCCTTGTACATATACTAAATAGTCTTCACCAATTGGATAGTGATATTTATAATCTGTGCTTAATAAATGTAAACTATCTCTAGCTCTTGTGACTCCTGTATACCAAACTTTTTTCTCATTTGACTTTTCACTTTTATCTTTGTGTCTATAACTTGATGGCCAATTTGCTTTTGAATACAACAAAACATGATTAGCTTCATCTCCTTTTACTGAGTGTATCGTATCTATGATAACATTTGGAGGCTGATCTAACTTACTTTGTTTATATCTTTTAAGTAATCGCAAGAAGTAAATCACCTGTCTTGGTTTGAAATTTCTTCTAAGGATCCACCACCAAGCTTTCTTCTGAGCTTCATCAGGTAAGTCTAAACCACACCATTCCTTGAGAGCTGTAAAATTATATCGCTTATAGTCTGGTTCCCTCGACCAAAATTTAGTTGTTCTGTAATCTGAATCAGTAACTTCTCTTATGTATTTAAACATAGCCTCAGCTTCTTTTTTCATAATCTCTCTGCCATTTGATATTGCAGTCCATGATTTTATAGCTAGCCATTGATTCTGATCGAAAGATTTTTGTCCTTTATTGTCAGAAAAATATATACCTGCATCTTTAGCTAGAGCTTTTAATTCGTTTACTGATGTATGTATTCTTCCTAATAGAAACCATTTACCTTTTTCTTTTTCAAATGGTATTTCTTTAAAACTTAAATATCTTTTTACTAAGCCTTCTTTGACTAGTGGTTCGAATGATTTATCTACACTATCGAGAATTCCTTTACGAACTATCTGTGAGAACTGATGTATTGCTTGTCCGAATCTTCTTGTTTTACGCAGCACAACTTTTCTTCCTGGAAAATATTTTGTAAAGTATCGTGTATCAGCACCATTCCATTGATAGATTGCTTGGTCATCATCACCTGCCAAATAAATTCTTTTTACTTTGTCAGACATTTTATAAATCAAAGACCATTGTAATGGAGTAAAGTCTTGTGCTTCATCCAATATGAGAACTTCAAGCTCAGGAAACTCTACCTCATGCAAAGCCCTTTCAATCATATCTGTAAAGTCTAAGAAAGATCTCTCTCCACCTGCTGTCTTGTAATGCTCGTATGTGTCTATCTTTCTAGTGTAAACATCTAAGCTGTCTTTCTTTTGTGATTCTCTTTTGTAAACAAGGACAGGATCTTCTAATAAATTTCTAGCCTTATCATATATACCTAATGACCAGTCAGAGTACGTAAAGTTATCTTGTGATAATCTGTTGTCAGATCTTTTCACAAAGTTATTTGTTAATGCATAATCAATCATACAATCTTTTGTATCAAATATCTCTTCTTCAAAATATCTTCT